AACAGGTATTACCATAGTAAACGGAGGAAGCGGATATACTAGCGTTCCTACCATATCAATAACTGGTGGAGGAGGAATAGGAGCAACAGCAGTTGCAGTTTGCAGAGGTCCTGTAAACACTATTAGCATTACAAATGCAGGGACACAGTACACTTATGAACCAACTATCAATCTAATCAGTGGTAGTGGTGCTGTTGCATATCCATCAATCTTAAACGGAAAGATAGAGAGTATTATTGTTACATTTGGCGGTAGTCAATACTTCGGTCCTCCTGATGTTGTTATTACTGGTGACGGAATTGGTGCAACTGCGTTTGCTACAGTTGATTTGACTACTAATATTGTTACAGGTATTACAGTATCCAGTAAAGGTATTGGGTATACTGCGGGTTCTACATCAGTTAGTATCGTATATCCTGGCTCAGGTGCGGTATTTCAAACTAGACTTACAGAACTTTCCGTAAATGAGGCAGCAACTGGAAATGAATTAGGAAGTAATACATTTGTATCACCCAAAACTACGGACATTTACGGAGGTACTTCTTTTAAAGGAGAGAACTTCCTCATATATGGAGGAGAGTATGGATACCTTTACAATCCAAAGCAACTAAGATTTTTACTTAAAGATAGCATAGGTCTTGATAATAACGATGTTCTGCAGGAATTACCTCCATCAGTACACTCACCGATTATTGGTTGGGCGTATGACGGACATCCAATTTACGGACCTTACGGATACATAGATCCCGAAAACGCATCGCCATTCAATCAGTATAAACGTATCAGAAGTAGTTACAGAGTAAAGTCATCTAGAGATGCTCTTCTAAGCGGTCTCAGTGACCCTCTAGGCACTTATATTGAAGATTATGAATATGTAGAGGGGTTGGGCGATTTAGACCGATATAACGGTAGGTATTGTGTTACTCCAGAATATCCAAATGGAGTGTACGCTTACTTTACAACCATTACAGGAACAACAGGTTTTCCCGCATTTCCATATTTTGTAGGTCCTCAATTCTACGGAGAAGCAGATCCTACAAACTGGAATGGTAACGGATTACAGAAAAACTTTACAGAAGACGCAATACGTTACAGAGCTCCGTTTGTAGGAGTGGATAATATTGTAGCAAAAAGAAAAACTCTAGACAATAAGATTGATTACTTCTTAGCACTAGAAGATAGCACAACTCTTATTGTGATGGAGACTGGTGAAACTCTTACTTATATTGAAGATGGTATTGGATATTATAGTTACTATCCATTTATTAGAGGTGGTGTTGCGGATTCTTTAGTTGTATCATCTACAAATAAATTTTCTTCCGCAAACATCGACCAGTATCTTGTAGAAGGTGGTGGTAAAGAGTATAAGGTTAACGACAGATTGACATTTGACAACACTGGAACTGGAGGAGATGGTGTAAGTGCTGTTGTATCTCAAGTAGAAGGTTCAACAGTTGACGGTGATGGTATTCAGATGTACGGACCTTTTGGCAATTCTGGAGTAGCAACCATAAGGGTAAATACTGGAACTCCTCATCTTCTATCTCTTGGCGATCAAGTTACAATTTCTGTATCTAATAATTCATTTAGTAGAACAATTAAGACTAAGGTAATTAACGGTAACTATCACTTCCGTTCTTTTGAACTTAAGTCAATAGAAATTACAAAGGCATGGCAAGCAAATACATCAGGATACACAACAAATCAACAAGCAGTTTACGTTGAAAATAGATTGTATAGACAGTCTGGTGATATTACTGGAACTGGAACCACTGGTAATGTTGCTCCAACAATAACAGTTTTTGATACGCTATTTAATGATAGTGGTACTCCTACAGTTCAAGGAGGACAAGGAGTTGATTGGACATATGTAGGAACACGAACAGATGGTAATTTATTCCAAGATGGTTGGTCAAGTATTACTGGTGGATCTAACTATGCGGATGGAACATATTTTAATGTTCCCTTTGTGGCAACTACTGGTAACGGAAAAGACGGAAAGGCAACTATCGTTGTTTCTGGAGGTTCTGTAGCAAGTGTCACAATTACAGCAACAGGATATGGATATGACGTTGGAGATGCTATATCTGCGGATAATCGCAACTTAGGAAACAATACATCTCCCTCAGCTGGTTCTGGATTCTCTATTACTCTAACTGAAGTTGTAAGGGAAATTGAATGCGAATGTAAAACTGCACACCAATTGAAGATTGGAGATCTTGTCAATATATCAGGAGTTGATCCTACAGACTATAATAAAGCAAACTATGTTGTTACCAATATACGGACTTCTTACTCCTTTACTGTAAAAAGAAATTTTGGTAACCCATCAGCTGCAAATGTCACTACAGGAAATAGTGGATCTCCTGCAGATGTTTATGTTAAGGAACCAAATCTATCATTTATTATAGGACACTCTTACGTCTTTGATACCACCGATACTAGTAATGATGGAAAAGTATTGTCATTTACATTAGATCCTGACAATACAGATGTATTCACATATAAAAACATTCTAGAAGATGTTAGAGACGATATAACAAAAGAACAGAATAGTATAACGATTAAAATACAGGATCTGCCTGGTTTATTCTATTATCATGATATAAATCACGAAAATGTATCACCACGAACATATACGGTCAGTGTTGCTGCTAAAACAACCTCTCACCCTCTATATGGTTATGGATCATCTAATGGATATTATATTATTGGTGATAAGTATGGAACTGTAACAGAGTCTCCATCATTGTCAATGTCTCGTGGATTGACTTATACATTTAATCAAAATGCAGGATCAAACTTAAATCACGCAATTTATTTCTCAGAAAGTGAGGATGCATATGGTGGTTCACTTAGATATGAAAAAGGTGTTGTATACAAAATTAATGGTGAGGTAGTTACATGGACTGAGTACATTGCAAACTTTAGTTCTGCATCATCTCGTAGTATAGAAATTACTCCTTCAATAGACTCTCCAGATACACTTCATTATGTTTGTCAAAATCATAAGGCAATGGGTAATGTAATTACCATTAAGAGTGATGTAACAAATAGTAGATATATTAATGTCGTTAATGATCCAGTTCAAGGAACTCATACTGTAACTGGATATAATTCTTCATATTCACGTTTCGACTATACTATTGACGGAGGAACAAGTAATCCTACCAGAGTGATGCCAGAAACAGGAGGAAGTCCTGGAATAAACAATTTATATACTGCATCAGTAAGTTCATATACAACAAGTTCAATATATCCTACTGGTGGAGTTGCAGGAATAACAATTGGTGATGCGGGTAGAAATTATCAATCTTTACCAAAATTATTAGGTTCTAGTAGATCTGGTTCTGGTGCAACAGCTGTTGCTACAATTTCTGGTGGAATATCGGGTATTGCAGTAACAAATCAAGGACAAGGGTATAATGCCAACTCTTTACCAAATGTTAGAGTTACAATGCCTGATTTTGTAGATATAACTCTAGAAAATGTATTAGGTAACTTTGTAAAAGATGAAATAATTATAGGCAAGGGAATTCAAGATAATACTACTGCTAGAGGTAAAGTTATATCTTGGAATCCAACAACATCAGTATTGAGATTGCAACCTTTGAGGAATACAAGAACAGGGGCAGTAGAAGATGGATATATCATGTTCAATTCTGGTAAACCATATAATATCAATCCATCACAAATTGACGATGATGCAAATAATAGAAATAATCAATTTAATTTTGCTGCACATGATTCATTAACAGGCGATCCAATAAAATACGTTTCTGCACAAACCAATCCTGTTGGTGGTTTAACTGTAGGTGAAACATATTATATCATTAACATAGGAGATACCGATTACGTTAAATTAGCAGCAACACCACAACTTGCAGAAGTTGGTACAGCAATTAATGTAACCAATTCTGGAACTGGCACACAGTCATTTAATATTAGATCTAGAGTGTATACAGGTGGTAATTCAGTTGCAACAATCAGCACTGTAACAGGAACACAAGCATCAGCTGGAATAACAATTGATGGTGCGGGTAAAGTTACATTATTAACAGTTAATAATGGTGGATCTAATTATAGAACTGCACCAACTGTATTAATAGGAGATCCTTATTACGGATCAGTTTCTGCATTAACGATAAACGCTCAATCATCAGGAAACTACACTCCATCTACTACGTTTACAGGAGTAACTGAAAAGTCTAACAATATAACAACTAATCCTACTGGGTTAACTATTACTGTTAAAACTGATAGTAGTGGAAATATTGCAAACAAACTAGATGGTACTCCAGATATAGAAATTACTGATGGTGGAACAGCATATGTTGTTGCGGGAAATGATAAAACAGTCACATTCTCTGGAACAACTTTAGGTGGAACTGATACAACACATGATTATACTTTAAATATAACTGCACTTTCCTTTGTAAATCAAGCATCAACTGAAGCACAATTAGATGCATCCATAGACAGTATAACTGTAACCAATGCAGGATCTGGTTATCTATCTGCACCTGACATAACTGCTCAAGGTGGTAATGGTATTAACGCATCATTAAATGCATTGATTACTAATCAAGGTGTATCAACAATCAATATTTTAAATTCTGGGCAACAATATCAGAGTGCACCATTAATTATTATTGAACAAAAACTTGGATCTGGAGCTTCTGTATTACTTAAATCATCTAATTTAGGACAGATATTAAAAATTGGCGGTGAAAATATTACATTTAATTATAGTCATGATAGAACTCTAAAACCAGTATTGAACACAACTTATAATTTACAATTAGTTAGAACTCAAATTATTGATTATCTTGATGTTGTTAATGGTGGTAATAATTTTGTATCTGTACCAGAAATAATTCTTGTAGGTGGACAAGGTTCATTATTTAATTTAGAACCAATAATTGAGAACGAGGTAATACAATCAGTTGAGGTCAGAAATGCGGGTAGAGGATTTACTTCAGCACCTACCGTTCAAGCAAGAGTTAATCATACATTTGTAGCATTACAGTCTAACAGCACAATAAACTTCCCATACAACGCAAAGATACCAACAGGAACTGCAGTTACCTTAGTAGAGACCTCTGGACAATTACCTCAACCTTTAGATACAACCACAACATATTATGCTATTGCTGCAACCACTGCAAATGGATTAGCAAACAATCAAATTAAACTTGCTCAATCTCTTGCACTAGCTAATACTGAGACTTCTATTTCATTTACTAGTGCACCAATAGGAGATCCTAACACTGGTCAAACTTACTTTACATTACAAACAACAGATTTAGGAGACAATATTATTGCATATATGAAACCAGCTGAGTTTTCTATCGGAGAAAGAATTTATCAGGGTGCTTCTACTACATCATATACTGCATACGGATTTATAAAAAATTGGGACTCTTCTGGACGTGTTGTTAGCGTGGAGATTGTAGAGGGAGAGTTTGTAGTAGGAGAACCTGTATTTGGAGAGGAAACAGCAGCGTTTGGTCAAATACATGCCTTTGACAGAGCAGATGCAGAGTTTGATGTTTCTCCTATCAGTACATCTGCTGCTAACTGGGAAAAAACAACTGGATTCCTTGATCTTAATGAACAGCGTGTTTATGACAGTGATAGATTCCAAGAGTTCTCATATGATGTATCATCATCAATTAATATTACAGATTGGAAAAATCCACTTAAGTTTGCTGCTCACCCTGCAGGATTCAAAGTAGTTGGAACACAAGTATTAGTTCAATCCGTGAAAAAAGAATATAGACCAAGATCTACTGAAAACTTAAATCCAAGCAATGATTACAGTTGGTGGACACCAAATACAAATAGTATTGGAACCACATTTAATGGTACTACATTTATAACTCCAAAACCATCTGCTAAAAATACTGGTAAGTTAGCAACTATTAATAATTTTGCATTATCTAAACCAGACTATACTGCACTAGTTCCAACGGAAGTTTCTATCTACGGAAAACAATTACTAGATGTTCAAAAAATATTATCATGTATTGCATATAAGATTGATGATGTTAGTGACAGAACTGTTACATTTGATGGTTCTAGTAGTTCTATTGTAGATGGAACTACAGATAGAATTACAATTCCTAATCATGGATTCGTTGCAGGGCAACAAGTAATTTACAAATCTGGTGGTGATAGGTTCTTAGATGCTAGAGATTTAATAATCAATAATATTGAGTATATTGCAGAAGAGACTATTGGTTTCTTAAACACTCAATATCCTACCTTAACATATGATCAAGCAAAGTGTCTTAGAGATACTAAACTCGTAATTGCTGCATGGACTAATGACCTTAAGTATGGTGGTAACTTCTTTAGTGTGGATGCTGCAGGAACATATACAGATGGTACAGGAGTTCAACATGTCGCAAATGAGACAACTGAGACAATATACGCATTTAACAAAGCAAGAGACCTATGTTTATTAGCAGTTACAAATAGTCTTCCAGTAGGAACATATACAACTAAAGCTCCATTTACAGATTTAAGTATTACGACTGATTCGGGAGGATGTCAAGATGTTAAGAGTGCTATTACTGTACTTGCAGGAATAGTTACAAATGCTATATCCAATCCAACTGCTGCATTACCTACTACTGATATTGGAAATTATCCGAATAACAGATATACTACACCTATTGGTGGTCTTTCAAATGATACAAGATACTTTGTTAGATACGTTGATGCAAATACAATTGAATTATCAACAAGTGCGGGTGGTGGTGCAATAGACTTAACCTCTCAAGGAGCTGGAGTTGGACATAGTTTAAGATCTTTTGTTGATGGTTTAAATGATTCTTTCTTACTAAGATGCGATGATATTGATCTTGACACTAAGATTGGTAAAACTGCAGCGTCATCACAATTGATGGTCTCAATAAACGGTCTTATTGCGAACCCTGCAACATACACCTTATCCAATAGTATTATAACATTTATTACACCTCCTTTAGCAGAGAGTAAAATTATTGCAATGTATTATGATCGCTCATCTTACACTAGTTCATTTGTATTAGATCAGATTGGTGATGAGATTAAAACATTTAGTACTGGTGTATCTGGATTAGGAGTTCATACATTTGTAAGTGGTGTGACAAATGCGAT